TTGTGTTTGTGTCCGAACTTAAATCAAATCTTTTACCTTTTTCAGGATGAGTTATACTACCTGCTAAATTTACCCAATTAAAATGAGATGCAGTATGTATAACTATTTCACGAGCAACAGTTGCTACTCCTGAATGGACTCTAAGGTCATCACATATTAATAGGATTTTTTTTCTTTCATCCTTAGGGATGTGTTTAAAACTTTTATTCATTAACTTTTATTTTTTTATTTTTACTAATCGTTTATATCCAAATTTGTATGGTTGTGGACTTTCTTACGAAAATCTTCATCCGTAAGATACAAATGAATAGTACGGTCGGCAAGTTTTTGTAAAGAAAACTTATATCTTACACAAGATATTTTAAATTCTTCAAATAATTCGGATTGGACTTTAACTGAAGTTAATGTCATGTCTTTTTTACTCATAATCTTTATTTTTTATTAATTGTTATATATACGTATGTATGGATTTTTAAGATATACCCACATTACATAATTCTTTTTTATTTTTATAAGGACAAAAAGTACAATTCCATTTTGACGGGTTTGGGATCATTACATCATCCTTAAATTCAGTTTTGGGGGTAAATGCCTCTTTTATAAAAGATTTAACAGCTTTATCTGCTCTACTTAATTTAATTTTTCCAGAAGCAGGTTTAAAAGTTTGGATTCTTGGAATTACAAAATCTTTACTCTCATATAATTTTCTTTTCACAATAAAGAATTCAATTTCTATATTTTCAATAGGGAAATCATATTGTTCGGAAAAATATTTTTTATATAAAATTAATTGAAATTGCTTATCTTCATCCTTTTTAGTTTTAGCATTCCACCCTCTAGTAGATGTTTTAATATCTAGGATTTTGATTGTATTAGTGGGTTCATGATACATTACTATATCTAAATAACCTCTATATAAAACATTATTATAAGCAGGATCTGGAGTAATTAATATAGGTAACTCACATTTAACTAAGTACCACCCTTTTTTACTGAAATGTTGTCCTCTTTTCTTCTTAAATGTTCTGAGTATTTCTAGACCATCTTCGTAAAATTCATTTATTTCTGCGGGATCGCTGAAATGGACATTTTTATTTCGTTTATAATCATTTTGGTAAGTTTTTCGCAAACTATCTTCAAAATATTGTTCAATATCCATTCTATCAGCTTCAGCAGCACTTTTTTCATACATTATATCTAAATAATGTTGAATAGCTTCATGTATTGCTGTTCCAAAAGTCATATGGATGCTTTGCTCAGATATTTTATGACCATCCCTGTAATGAAGAGACCATTTTTTGGGGCAACTCCTATACATTGACATTTGGGAATATGAAATAGCTTTTTCAGTAGCATAATTTACATCCCTATCAGGTCTATTTCTGATTGCTTTTACAATTTGGGGTATTTTTTTCTTAGCCAAAACTTTAATTTATTTATGCCGTGAATATACGAAATTTCCTTCAGGTAACCAAATAAGGTTATTTTTTCCATTTGCCCCTCATCACTAACTGGGCTATTATTCCATAATTTGATATATCAATAAAGCTGTCAATCATGGGTTCATCATTAACATAACTTTTACCTTTACGTTTTAGCATGTTTTTTAGGCGATTTATCTTGTCGTTACAACGCAACCAAATACCTGTCAACGAGAGCTGTATATCTTCTTCTTCAGTTAAAGTAGAACCTAAAGCAATATTTCCTAACCCATAGTCCAACATTTTTCCAGCAAATAAATTATACTGTTCATTTTGGATTTGTTTGAATTCTTCTGCTAATTCAGGATATAACTGTTCAAAATCATTAATTGTAGAACCAATGATGTCATCATAACTTGCTTTAATTTTTTTAGGCATAATTTATATAACTTTTTTCTCCATTAAGTAAGTTCCAATTGCTTCTAATCTGTCGTCTGCTTCAACTAACATTAAAAGTGCTTCCTCCGCATTTTTATAAAAATCTTCAGTTGAATGATCCCCAATACCTGCGGGGTGTTTGCCTAATAATTCTAATGATAATAAAGCTTTTGCTTTATCCGCTTCAGCTGATTTGTAAAGCATATCTACTAATTTACTCATGATTTTATTTTTTTAATAATTTTTTAATTTCTTTTTCGTTAATTCCCATTTCTTCTAGGATAATTTTAACTCCTTTATTTTTTAGTATAGTAATATAGCTATTAGCTTCCCTAAATGAACATTTAAAGTATTCAGAAATATATTGTAATAATTCCTTATTGCCTTTTTTATTTTTGCTTTTGATATATTTTAAAAACATTTTTTTCTTAGGCAACATAGTTTTATATATAGTATAAATCTTTTCACTCTCAGTCATTGGTAACTTTTGAGCAATATTCGCTATATCAACATAACCATAATACATGCTTACATATCTATGTACAATGTAAGGACTAAATGAAGATTGTTCATCCTCGGTAAAGGAATCCCAATCTCGTTTAGTATAAGTAATTTCGTTAAGCCAATCGAATAGATTCATTACTTATATTCTTCTCTTAATTCTTTAGGTAATGTATCTAATAAGATATCACCTGTTTCTGAATCGTAAAATACTGGAATTGGGATAAGACCATCTTCATCTGATCCTACTACGAAACGAGATACTTTACGTAAAATTACTCCTTGTTGCCAGATTTTAGATCCACTAGGAGTTTCGACTGCTGTTGTTTTGCTCAAATCAATTTGAGGTTGTTGTGGTTGATTCATTTGTTTTTTATTAATTTATTAAATCCATTTGTTTCTTTTAAAGTAGGCAAACATTCCTCCTATTGTAATTATTGTTAATCCTGTAAAAACCCAGAATCCATTATCATCTGATATTAAAGGTACATCATCAAAATTCATTCCCCAAAGTCCAGTGTAAAATGATAAAGGAAGAAATATTGTAGACCATACAGTTAATAGGTTTAATCTACGGTTCATAAGATCATTATGTCTTTTTTCAACCATAGCTTCTAGCACTTCAAAAATTTGAATTAAATCTAGATGCTCACCTTTTAGTAATTCTCTTTTTAAATTATAGAAGTCATTTGTATCGTAATCTTTATTTTCAAAGATTAAAACTTCATAATATTCAAGTGCTTTTTTTAATTGTTCTTTTTCCATAAATCTAAAGTCCATAAAGATGATTCTATAAAATACAAAATACCAGTTATTACCATCCCATAATGAGTCCAAGTACCACTATGCCCTGTAGTAAAATCAGCATATATAGAAGGTATAGCTGAACCCATAATTGATAGACTAAATAATAGTTTGGTGTATTTATGTTCTAAGAATCGTTTCATTTCAATTCTATTAATTTTTGGATGAGTGCCATTGCGTTAATTTCTTTATCAATACGGAAATTAGACTGATAACTATACTCGTTGATGTAAATAGCAACCATTCCTTCCATTCCATTTGCATATACAGAAGCATTATCATAAAGATAACGGTAAAGCTCCTCAAAATCACTAACATTTGCATTAGCGATAATTTGTCTAATTTCTCTCCAATTTGGTTTAGCATTACTTAATTCTTTAAGTACTTGACTCATGTAATTAGATGATACAAGTATGGATTTATCTAATACTACTTCATTATCTTGGATTGATAATTGAAGAGTATTAAGCATTTTACGTAAGTCAGGATAAAATTGGTTTACTACTACTTTTAAATCATCAGCACCACAATCTACTTCTTCTGTTTTTAAAATATCAACAAGATGATAAGCAATATCTTGTTTTGAAGGTGGAACAATTTTAAGTACTTGACATCTAGATTGTAAAGGATCAATAATACGTTCTACAAAATTACAAGTTAATATAAAACGAGTAGTACGTGAATAAGTTTCTATTACATTTCTAAGAGCTGCCTGGCCTTGTATTGTTAAAAAATCAGCCTCATCTAAAATGATTACTTTAAGGGGAGCAAACGATGCTGAACCTGCAAAACCTGAGACCTTATCTCTAATAGTATCAATTCCACGTTCATCACTGGCATTAATATAAAGATGTTCACAGTCCAAATTATTAACAATAAGCTTAGCAAGAGTAGTTTTCCCAGTACCTGCGGGACCATAGAATAAAAAGTTCTGAATGTCATTTTGTTTAATGTATTTATCGACTGTTGTTTTAATTGTCTCATTTCCTACATAACTATTTAAATCAGCACTACGATATTTTTCAACCCAAAGTGTATTTATTTTTTTACTCATCTCCGTAAATTGAATATTTAATTGGTTCTGGTTCTACTATTTCTACTTCATCGGGTAATATAGCAAAAAGTTTACCCTTAGCCAAATCCAAACGGAAAGCATTCGGTTTTACTTTAGCTATCTGGAACCAAGATTCTAGAGCATTAGTAAGTGATTTTTGTATTTCTTTTACACCATCGACTTCCCAACGATCCCCAGGGGGGATACGTTGAGCAATCTCATGGAGTTTTTCTATAACTTCTGTTTTATTCATAACCTAAATATTTTTTACATCATTCCACCCATCATCCCAGCCATAGGATCTATTTCTTCTTTACTATCTGGGTTGTCAACTACAACACATTCTGTAAGTAAAATAGTACCTGCAACTGATGCTGCGTTTTCTAAAGCAGTACGGGTAACTTTTGATGGATCAATAATTCCTGCTTCCTTCATATTTACAATATCTCGATCTTTAAGATTATATCCATCCCATGTTGATTCTTCCATTTGTAAATTCATAGCTAACATTTGAGATTCAACCACATCATATCCTGCGTTTGAGAGAATTTGTTCAAATGGTTTCCCACATGCTTTATGTACAATTCCGGATCCAATGTCTGAGACTTCAATATTCTGACAAGCATAAAGTAATGCAACTCCTCCTCCAGGAACAATTCCTTCTTCAAGAGCAGCTTTGGTAGCATGTAATGCATCATCAACACGGTCTTTCTTTTCTTTCATCTCAGTTTCAGTTAATCCACCTACATGAACTACGGCTACACCACCTACAAATTTTGCTAATCTTTCTTGAAGTTTTTCTTGTTCGAAAGAAGATGTTGCTTTTTCGATTTGGTGTTGAATTTCCTCAATACGTGTTTGAATTGTTTCAACTGATCCTTTTCCATCGACGATTGTTGTTTCATCTTTTGTTACATTTACGGCGCGTGCCTCTCCAAACCAATCCCATGAGAATTTATCAAGCTTCATACCTTTTTCAGTACTAAATACCTGACCACCAGTTAGAACAGCCATGTCTTCCATTATTAATTTTCTACGGTCTCCAAAATCAGGAGCTTTTACTGCTGCTACTTTAATAGTACCTCTCATTTTATTAACAATAAGAGTAGCTAATGCTTCACTATCAATATCTTCGGCTACAATTAAAAGTGATTTGTTCTGGTTAGATACTGCTTCTAATACTGGGAGTAATTCTTTTACTTGAGTAATTTTTTTATCTGCCATTAGAATAAGTGTATCTTCCAAATGACAAGTCATTGTATTGTTATCCGTAACAAAGTAATGTGACTTGTAACCTCTATCAAATTGCATACCTTCTACTGTTTCAAGATAAGTATCTCCTGATTTTGATTCTTCGATTGTTACTACACCTTCACGACCTACTTTCCCCATTGCTGTAGCAATAAGTTCTCCTACTTCATTATCATTATTTGCTGAGATAGTAGCGATTTGTTTAAGTTGTTCTTCAGATGAAATATCTTCTGAAAGACTACGAATACGTTCTACGACTTGTTCTACTGCATTGTCAATACCTCTTTTAATATCAACAGCATTAGCTCCATTATTAAGGTGTTGTAAACCTGCTTTTACCATTTCACGTGCTAATAAAGTTGAGGTTGTGGTTCCATCACCGGCTACATCTGCGGTTTTAATGGCCGCTTGTTTAACCATTTGAACACCAACTTCTTCAACATTATCTTCTAATGAAATAGATTTTGCTACAGTTACACCATCTTTTGTAGATTGTGGATAACCATGTGCATTTGAAATAACAACATTTCTTCCATTAGGACCTAATGTTGATACTACTGCATCTGCTAACTTATCAATACCTGAGACCAGTTGTTTTCTTGCTTCTGGTCCAAATTCAATTACTTTACTCATATTTACTTATTAATTTTTGCTAAAATGTCGTTTTCTTTACCTATCAAATATTCAATACCTTCCCATTCAAACTTAGTAAAACCCATTGTAGGTAATACTACTGTATCTCCAATTTTGGATACTGTTTCAATGAATGTTCCTGTAACTGAGTGATGACCAGGCCCAACAGCAACAACTTCAGCTGTTTGGTTTTTTTCTTTACCCATGTCTGGTACTACAATATTACCATACATTTCTTCTTCAAATTCTACGGGTTTTACTACAACCGCATTAAATAGTGCTTCTAATTTCATATTCCGATTTTGTTTAATAATTCTTCCATTGCTTTTTTTTCTGATTCCCAATTTTTAATGTATTCCATAATACTATTATATTCGAGTTTTTTGTCTAATTTAGCTTTTGCTATCTTTTTCAATGCACTAGCTAGGTTAGAATAATGACCTAAAGGTTTTTCATAATCCTTACCTTCATTTGCGTTTCCTTTATTTCCAAATCTTCCAAGATTTTTTTCATCTGGAGTAATAACTTCAATCACAGTATAACAATACTGATCTTTAGCAATGTAATAAGGAATTAATACTGGATCTTTAATAATTGTGTTTGCCATATAACTTTTTTATTTATTTATAACGTGAATATACGAACAGTATATTAATAAAACAACCTTAAGGGCACAATAGGTTACTTAATTTTTACTGTTTTTGGTTTTGATTCTTCTGAAATTGGAATATGAAGTTTTAATAAACCATTTTCCATTTCAGCTCCAATCTTGTTTAGATTAAATTTTGGAGATATTTTATATCCTAAATCAAATGATTTTCTAGATAAACCATGATAGATATAACCTGAGAAGTCGATTTCACTTTTAGGTTTTTCATAACTAATTTTTAATAAATCTCCTTCTACACTGATGTCGATGTCATCTTTAGTAAGTCCTGTACAGGCTACTTCAAAATGAAGTCCTTCATCATCATAATAAATGTCTAAGGGATGGGGTTGTTTTGAATTTAATGCTGGTGCGAATTGGTCTTCTGCATTAAAGAAGTTTCTAAATAGAATGTCGAACGGATTCCGTTCATTAATGTTTAATGTACTCATATCATTTTTTAAATTTGTGCTGTCCGAAGATCAGCGGGTTAAACTATAAATTGTGCCCTAAGGTCATTTATTATAAATATATAATTATTTTTCTTTTGAAACAAGGTAATAAGTGCTTTTTAATTTATCATTTTCAAATTCAAGTTTTATATGTTCCTTATTTTCTTGTAAACATAAACTTAATTTTCCGGATGTCATATCTTTATTACAGTACATTATTTCTTTGATTCTACTTGAATCATAATGTTCATCTATATTTGTGTTTTCTAAATCAACATCTTGTAAATAAAATGATACTTTATTAGAATATTGAACATTCCCTCCAAAACATAATTCTATTCTATCTTCATTATCTTCATTTGGGCTATATTTGATTACTACTGTATTGGCATCGGTTAATGCTTGTTTTGCTTTAACAATAGCTGATATACTTTCATTATCTATTTCTGCGGTTGCCGTATATTCAAATTCACCGGCTAATTCTCCAGATGATGGAATATGATTAGTATCAGCTAAAGCATAATTAAGGGTATATTGATTATCAGCAATAATTAATTGTGTAATTAATTTATGTCTTTTATTATACTCTAAATTCAAATAACCGTTTGTAATTCCTATAAGTTTTACTAATTGGCTAGTATTACCAATAGCTATAACTGAATCTTCAACGGGGAATTCTTTATAATCTATTCTTCCTAATAAATCTTTTGAAGGTGAATTAAAGCCAATACCTAAAATATTATCTTTTACATCCCATCTTACTTGCTCTACAATACCATTTAGATGGTATTTTGAAATTATCGATACTAAATCTAATTTATCTATCATGTTAAAACTTAAAAATATTGTTTATTTTTCTATTAAATATTGGCATTCCCCAATTAATGTCTTGGTATACGTTTTCTAGTTTATTCTTAATTACTGAATCAAATATTCCATCTCTGTCAATATATTTTTCAATAAAATCCATTATTTCTGGAGGGTCATTATATCCATTAAACCCAATAGTATCTATTCTGTATGGGTTTTCTTTAAGATACGCAATATACATTTTGTCTCCAACTTGAAATATAGGGAATTTTTTATCTAATCCTTTAAATTTGAGGATATCATTATAAAAAATGGCAGATTTAGTATTAATAGGACATTTTAATCCTAAACGTGAAAATATCTCTCCAGCTTTAGGGGGAGAGGCAATATATTCTCTCATTTTCTTTAATCCTGTGGGTTTTAAAATTTCTTTCCAACCTACAGTTCTAAGTGATTCTCTAAAGTCGAGGACTTGTCTATCAATATCAGCTTTTTCTCTACCAAACATTATTTCTGTAAGAATATGCTCTCCAAACTTTTTGAATAAGGGAGGGAAATTTGATTTCATTAGATCTAATCCTTTCATATCTAACTCCTCAGTTGGAATTCCTTCTTTATTTACAATAAATTGAGCATATCTACGTTTACCTGAAAAATATCCTCTTTCAAGTACAACTTCTTGTTTTAGCTCAAAAAAATGGGGTTCATCTGGGTATTTAATATTGAATAATTCAGGAGCCATTTTATGAAGATACTCATTTGCTAAATCTTGAATTTCTTGAGCTACCTTTAAAGTTTCAGATACAATTGTTTCTCTATCTGCATTTGCTAATTCTGGGTTTCTAAATACAATTAGATCTTTAACTTGAGCAAATAATGAATCAGTATCTGATGTAATAATGTAATCTTTATCAGTTCCCATTTGTTCATTAATCCAGTTATTTACAAAAGTAATAGAATCTTGAGTTAATCGTTGACCAGTTAATGTAATAGCCTTACTTATCATTTTATGTCCATCTGTGTATCTCCATCCATTTTGGGCGAATACACCATAAACATCATTTAATTTAATTTTATACGCATGTTGACGTTTATTATAAAATTCACCTTGCACAGCATCACCTGCTTTATATGCCTCTTTCATTTTATTTTTATACTCAACACGTTTGGCAAACCAATCAGCTAATATCTCACAAACTACACTTGATTTATCTTTACGGAATATTACTCCGGGGGCTGATATTAAGAGATCATCTTGTTCTATTTGTTTAATAATTAAACCTACAGGTACATTTTCAGTAGCAGCAATAGTATAATCTTTATTTAACCTTTCAATTGTTACTTTAGTCATAGGATCCATTGCTCTTAGTTCCTTTAATGACCATTGGTTATCATATTTATTTTTATTTACAATACGTCCTACTAGAGTTTCAACACCAATATTAAGGGAACGAATAATTGAAGGGTACAGAGATGTAAAATCAAGATCAATAACCCACTCATACAATCCAGGTACTGGTTCTTTTAGATAACCCCCAGCATATTCTTGGGTTCGTTTAACTTCTGCTATTTTATCGTCAATTTCACTTTGGCGTAATGCGGGATTTGTTTGTATTCCTTTAATTACATTACCAATATTTAAATTTGGATTGTATGTTGTAGGTTTATTAGGAGATACAATACCCTTACGTTTTAGATAAGTTAAAATAGCTCCATCATTTAGTACAGTTGAATAATATATAGTTTCATATGTTGTATGACATAAATGACAAATATTAACTGTTAATTCAATAAATTTAAGGGAACGTTCTAATTCAACTAAAATCTCAACATCTCGAATATTATATTCTATAAACTTTTCAACATCATTTTCAAATAATTGATCTAAGTTTCCATCATACTCAATTTTAGATAATTTAGCATATTTTTGACCAATATCATCTAATCTATAAGAAGGTTCTTGTTTAGTAATAAACTTCTGGAATAGAAGCATATAATCTAAATGATTAATACCCCCTAACTGTACTGAAGCTACAAAATTACCTGTTTTTCTATCTCTTTTATTTTGAGGATTAATCTTATTAATAGGAGATAAATAACTAGCTTGTGATTTACCTAATATTTTTTCCATTCTATAATAAAGGTAAGGAACATCAAAATATTGACTATTCCATCCTGAGACTATTGTTGGATCCAATTTCATCCATAGTTCTAGAAAACCACTTAGTAATTCTTTTTCATTATCATATCGGATAATTTCAGTTTCTCCATTAATTTTATCTAGTCTTTTACTTTCATCTAATATTAAACAATAATATTTTTTACTATTGTTATCATATACAGCAACTGAAGTAATTTTACCTTTAGGATCTTTAATATTTTCTGGAGTTAGAGCCCCTACAATTTCACACTCAATATCAAAATAAACTATATTGTGATATGAAGGAGTATCATCAGATTCATAATATTGATCTACTAGTACCCTAGTATCAGCATCAACATCATTTTCAAAGAAATTAGGATCTCTAAATTTTGCTCTTTGAGCTACTGAAACTGACTGACCAAATATATTTTTTAATTCTCCATCAGGGTCTAATTGATATCTGGTTGGATTATATTTGAAGTTTTCTTTCCAACCATGTTTATCATCCCTAAGATAATATGTGTAGTCAGTTCTATCGTAATAGATTGATTGATACATTAAAGGAATTTTTTAAGATCAGGTCTAAAATAATTAATATTTTTCATAACTTTTTTGTCACGTGTTCTATAGACAATATAATATTCTCCAACCTTTTCGTAGTGACACGGTTCATTCTGTTCTGTGGAACGTCGCTCAACGGTTTGTTGTGCTTCCTCTTCACTGATGCAAGCCTTTGACATATTCGACGCTTGTACTTCTTGATAGGCATCCCATAACTTATCTTTAAGACCATGTAGCATAGCTCCGTTACCAATCGAGACGTAGGCAATGTCACATAAAGCATCAAGAACTTCAACAATGTCTCCTGTTTCACACGCGTGTTTGTACTCTTCAAGTTCTTCAAGGATGAAATCGTAAACAAACATCCATTCTTTTTTCTCTGGTATAATTGGCTCATAGTTATTAGGTTTACCCATTGTGGCATTAAATGTTTCTACTTCACTTACAAATGGGACATAATTACCCTTAAATTGTTCTGCTATTTTTTTAGCAGTAAATTGAGCCCATTCACTTTCGGGGACCATACTAAGTTGATCTCTATCCCTAAATGAATTTAGAGTACCTAAACTATTTAATAGAATTACTTCTATTTCTTCTTCAAATTGTGTCATAACTTTTTTATTTTATTTTACCGGAATATAAGAAAGGAGATTGGATAAACCAACCTCCTTTTTAAAATAATTAATATTTTTAATTATAATTGTTGATCATTTTTATATACTCTACAACCTTGTCCTTCTAGAAAACTAACAGCATCATTAACAAGAGAAGCTAATTGATTTTCTTCTATATCCTCAGAATTAGGAAGACTTACAGATGGGAAATTGAATTTTGTACTATCAATAAGACCACGATCGTCTGAAGTTCCCCATATTTTTATTTCGGATCCAACAACTGACGCTACTGTGTATTCACAGTCCATAGTTTCTATTTGACCAGATGCTTGGTCACAGATAATAATTTGATTTGATTCGTTTAATTTTAAATAAAGCATAATATTAAGTTTATTGATAAATATTAGATGTTATGTCCTCCATTATTAATTTTTAAACTATCGAAAAATTCTTTTCTTGATAAATTATTGTTTTCTCTAAACACTCCTGATGCTTTAGTAGTAACCATTGCAGCACCTTGATGTTTAACACCTCTACAGCTAACACAATTGTGGGTTCCTACAATAGTAACAATAACACCTTTATTACCTTCTGTAATTTTATCTACAGCATTATGAATAGCTGATGTTAATTGTTCTTGGATAGCACCTCTGCGACCAAACAATTCTACAATTCGGTTTAGTTTAGATAATCCAATTACTTGACCTTCATCTCCAGCAATATAACCAATATGAACTACACCCCCAATTGTTTGGTGGTGGTGAGAACACATAGATGTAAGTGGGATATTTCTTTCAATTACAATACCATCATAACCATCTGAAGGAAATGATGTAATTGGAGACATTGCTGTATATCTACCCGCCCATAAATCGTTTACGTATGCTTTAGCTACACGTCTTGGTGTTTCCATTGAATTAGGATCATTACGCCAATCACATTTTAAAGCATCAAGAAAATTACCATAAGCTTCTTCAGCTTGGTCTATCATTTTATCTTTTTCTGATTGTTCTAAAGGGAATCCAGGTGCAACACCATTAGCAAAACCTTCTTGTACCACTTCTAATTCTTCGTGGATTTTTCTACGTCTGTTTTCCATTAATTATTAATTTTTATTTGACTTAATATACGAACCCCATCTACAGAGCCCAAATTGACTTTAAATTTCTGTGAAGACCTTTTTCTGAGTCCATCCCCATCCCAACAATCCATTCATCGGCAATTGTAAAAGCATGATACGATTTTTCTTCTGGTATTGGGGAGGTGTCTCTGACTATTAAGGATACAATTGAAATTGAAGATGGTTTTTTAACTTCTAGATATTCAATAACTGCTTTCATCGTATTCCCAGTATCATAAATGTCATCTACAATATAAACATGTTTACCTTTAATACGTGTTTCTAAGTCCTTAGTGATCTGTATATCGCCTTGTTTGCGGTTTACATACGATTTAACGCGCATAAAATCACATTCCACATCAATTGGCATAGATCGCACTAAATCGCTGTAAAACGCGAAACAACCATTAAGAAGACCAACCATAACAATGGGTGTTTTATCACCTCTATGATCATCTGATATTTGTTTACCAATAATTTTAGTTTGGATATCTATATCCTTAGCATTAATTAATTCTCTCATTTAAATTTATTTTTAACTCGTTCAGCAATAGGAATGGGGTCTCCATTTTCATCAATTCTTACAAATTTAATATTTGTTGATAATATAATACTTTGTTTTCCTGAATACACGTTATGGGAACGGGCTTCCATATACATTTCGATGGATGTGGTTCCTATCTTATCTACTTTTCCATAGATTTTGATCATTTGTCCTTCTTTAGCTGCTTTTTTAAAGATACATTCATCTATTTTTACAGTAACCATTCGAGGAGTATCACATACTTCCATAGCAAATGCTGCTGCGGAGGCATCTAACCAAGCTAGTAATTTTCCCCCAAATAAATTAGCATGGAATCCTAAATCACTTTTTTTTATAGGGTGGGTTGATATTAACTGCATTAATAAATTCTATAATCTTTTTTTTCAATAACTATATCTTCCAATACTAAAACAGGTAAACCATTTTTTACATAACTTTTAATAGCATCTAAAGGTGTTTCTACAATTGGTTCTCCAGGACCATTAAATGATGTATTTAATACTAAGGGAATCTTACTTGCTTTGTAAAAATTATTAATTAAATTATAATAAGATTCATTCATATCCTTAGTAACAGATTGATATCTTGAAGTACCATCAATATGGACTACAGAAGGAATTTTAGATTTCCATTCTTCATTACAATAAGCCGTTACTAACATATAAGGAGAAAATACATCTAAATCAAAGACTTTCCCTTGTTCCTCAAATAATACTGAAGGGGCAAATGGTCTATACCATTCACGATTTTTAATTTCATGATTAATATAATCTTTCATCCAAATAGTAGAAGGATTAGCTATTATACTTCTGTTACCTAAAGCTCTGGGTCCTATTTCTGAACCTCCCTGGAGGAGACCAATAGGTTTATCTTCCAAGAGTAAATCAGTTATATATTCATCTCTTTCTTCTCGAGTATTGAAATGAATTATATTATTGAATTCAAAAAATTCACTATCCTCGTCTTTAATATAAGTTTGGATATCTTTTATAATGTCATTTCTAGTATATGTTTTACCAAAATAAGGACTCATAAAAGGATTATCTTCAATAGGTCCCCAGTTATTAAGGAAATGCTTACCATAAAAGGCAGCACCTAAAGGAATACCACTATCATCTGCAGGGGGTGTAAAATAACATTTTTCAAATAACTCTGATTTGATTATAGCTTCATTAGCGTTGCAATTAAGGAATGAACCCCCAGAACAACATATTTTATTTAATCCTGTAAGTTGTTTTACATATTTAGCTAACATTGTAGTTAATCGAACCTGTTCACGTTGGTAAACCCCGGCTACATTAGATTTACGTCTAAAATCAGCCTTATATGTAATTTCAGGATATACCTGAGTTCCTGGAATGTAAAAATCAACTATATTTCCTTCTTCATCTTCTATAATGTTAGCAATATAATCTTGTTTTTTTAACCAATCTTCATCAGCATATGAGGCTAACCCCATTAATTTACCCGCTTGCCAGTTAGAAGTTTTTTCATCATAAGTCAACTGCATAGTACCCTGAGCATACATGCATCCTACAGATAATTCTTCTTTATCAAAGGTATAAGGTTCAGGATATTTAATCCATTTTTTAAGAACCTCTTCATAGTCTTTCTTAGTAAATTTAAATAAGGTAATAGCTTCTCCCCATCTTAATCCATTAGGTAGTTTAGGTAAATCACCATATTTTTCTTTAAAATATTCATGAGCTTTACTATTAACATCATGAACATTACCCATAGCATCAGCTACAATTACAGCTGCCTCATCATATCCAGAAGCAAAGAAAGTAGAATAAGCGTGAGCTACGTGGTGGGGAACAAATAGTAATTTATTTAAGGGTTGAGCTAGATACTGTGTGAATTGCTCTTCTACTAAGTCTTCCATTTCTGCTGTATTGTAGCAGTAAATATCCACGTCATCATACGTTATATTCAATGTTTCTAAACAGTAATTAATAGATAATAATGGAATATCTGTGTTGAAAGGCATATCGCGTTTTACACGTGATAATCTTTCTTCCATAATTCCTACTTGAACTTTATCATCAATTACAATAACTGCTCCCTTATCATGACCTACTGAGAATCCTAGGCTTATTTGTTTTCCGTCTTTTGTCATCTTTTTCCTCCGTAATATTCTTTAGCGTGACCTTCGATAATTAAAATATTATTTACACTTATCTCTGGGGTATTTGGGTTGTCATCATATGTGCTTTCAACATAAATTTCACCTAAACAACGACCATATTTTCCTACTCCATGAGATACTAAAATAAATTTATTTTCATTGTCATCTAAAATTTCAATTAAACGAGCTTTAGCTGCTAATCCTCTTTTCTTTTCTTCTTTATCTCGAGTTCTAGATTCATAAGCATCCATCCCCATCATTCTAATTCTTACTTTTTTCCAAGTATCGAATCCTAAATCTACTAAGGCATCTACTGTATCTCCATCTACTACTCTATCCAATGTGGCGTGGTATGTATACATTATTTGTTTTCTAAAATTGTTCTTAATTCTTCAATAAGAGCCAGAACTTCATCTGGCTCCATAGTAATGGCACAACACACTGAAACATTTTCTTCTATTTGTTCTAGTAGTTCAAGTGCTCTATCCATTATACACCTCTTTTAGTATCAAAGGCAATAATATGATCTCTACCTGTCATATTATAACCTTTTTCAGCACACATTTCAAACACTAAAGGATACATTTCAACTAATGTTTCTCTTGTATCTCCTGCAGGCATGATAAAGGTTTTATTTTTAGGAATATCGAGCTCTTGTCTGTAAGCTTCGATTTCAGCGAGGCCTTCATCAGTCCCATCCCACACAGGCTTATAATGGTAGTCAGTATGATAATTAATACTCGTTCTAATGGCTTCAGTATTAAGGCGAAGACGATTGTGCGTTTTAACCATCTTTTCATCTGTGACTGATCCATTAGGAGTAATGGCACCAACAACAGGGATACTATTACTAAACTTAGGTGAGATAGAAAGGAGACCAATCGGATAATCGGTTTCGAGGAAATGACTTCCCTCAGTCTCGATAGTAATGAGGATTCCTCTTTCATGAGCAAAGTGCGTTAGTTCATTAACCAATGCTGGATGCATTGTAGGTGATCCACCCGTCAACATCATTTCTTTAATGTGGGGATTTTCATCATAAATTTTAATAATATCATTAAAGGTAAATGTACCTTTTTCAGGATGGACTGAAGTATACCAGCTATCACACCAGCCTCCTTCACCAAAATAACAACGATGGGTACAACCAGTAGTACGAACAGCAATTGTAGGACGACCGAATCTACTACCTTCTGATTGTACACATCTATAAACTTCAAGAACTGGAAGTACTTTGTTATAATCTTCAATTCGCTTCAAAGGAGCGTTTTTATACCACAATTTTTGATTCATATCTATTCTACGTAATAAGCAGCATTTTTACCATGCTCCATAAATTTAACTTTTGTTACTCTAACTCTACCATCTGTTTCTTCAAAAACAAAATCATTTATTTTATTAAAAATATACTCAGAGAATTTTTCAGCACCTGTAGCAGGGATGATTCTAACTTGAGCTGCACCTGCTGAATCCATTTCTAGAAATGCTTCTCTAAAAGGATCATCTTCAGCAATAATTAAAGTGTGATCAAACATATAATCCATCCAAGCTTTAGGTTGCAGGCCATCGATTAAGGTTTTGGCACGTTTCATACCTCCAAAATCCCATACCCAATTTCTATGGTCTAATTCACCTTCAAAGTATATTTTAAAGGAAATGCCATATCCATGTACAAATCTACAATGTGTATTTTCTGCTCTCCATTGACGGAACACTGTACTAAATCCATCAAATACTTTACTTGATTGAAATTTACCCATTATACCATTCTATTACTTGGTTTTCTGATTTGGCGCCAACAAAACGTCTTAATTCTTTTCCATTTTCTACTAAAATAGTTGTTGGGACACTTCTAACACCATATTTCTTTATTGCATCTGCCTCGTAATCAATGTTAATTTTTTTAACTTGAATTCCTTGAGATGCTACTCTATCCATTGTTGGACCAAACATTTTACACGGTCCACACCAAGGAGCACTAAAATACCATACTTGTTTCATATTTACTTTTTTTTTTATTATACTAATTCTTCTATTATTCCTACTATTTCACTTAATATAAGTAAAACTGTTGCGGTAACCAAACTAAAAGGGATAAAACAGTAACCTAATATACGAATACTTGATTTTACAAATGAAATAATTTGGTGTTTTTTAGCATCTGGGAGTTCTTGTTTTTTAACTTTAGTATCCGAATATTCCCAATGCTTTTCATTACGTTTAATCTCATTTTTATTACCAAAATAAGTACCTCTCATTGCTTCTGTTCTTCCGTCGCTCATATTACTTTACTAATTGTTCTTTTACGTACTCTGAAAGTACTTGTTCTACATAAATCCTAGCTGTTTCATAACTAACAGGACCTGTTTCATCTGCATATTGAGAAGGATCTGGTCTACCTAAGGCAATAAATGCTTCAATGCGTTCTACGGATGATGCTGATTTGTAATCTGCATACCAATTATCTCCTTCACCTGAATGAATATGGATTGGTTTATAAGAAGTCATAGTTCTTTTATAAACTTCATCAAAATTAATACCTAATTTTTCACATAACACTTCTCCATCTTGTAAGATAGTAAATTTATCACCTTCAAGATAAGGTGTCCAATAACTTACCATATCAGCTCCCCAATTACCTTCTCTAAAGGCAGCATCATCTGCATCTCTAAATTCTTGTCTACAATCAGGATAAATTGCATGATCACCTGCATGAATTCCTAAAGCAATATCTGTTCTTTCTTCTGTTTTATTTGCTACAGATAAAGCAACTGCTT